CATCACCATAAATTTTATGTACTTCATCACCATTTGGATGCATTTCGGTAAATGTTCCTGAGCGATGGTGTATACGTATTCTTTCTCCACCAGGAGTATCATCCATCTCGAACATATGTCCAGATGCAGTTTGCGTAATATTATTAAATGGATATTTTGGTGGATATTCTATTGAAGCAGGAGATTCCGGCTCAGTCCAACTATAGTCTTCAACTCCGCTGGGCTTTGGAGGAAATTCTATTTCTCTGTCATAAGGTATAAATGTATCTGACATATTTTATTATTTCACTTTTATATCAAGGTCCTTGGCCAACGTCAAGTGGGCTATTTATTGGGCCTGCATCACTAATTAATTTGTTCATAGCTACGCCTGCAGCATCAACTTCAGCTTGACTTGATGGTGAGAGGAGTGCTGCTGCCACAGTTGCGGGTTGAACTGTTGCAATAAGTCTTGCGCCTGAATTGGCCAACTGTTGGCCGGCCGCAACACCCTCGTTTACAGCAGTTATTATTTCTCCAATACCACCAGTATCTATATCACTAGCCAAACCTGCAAATAATTCTTTAAGGCCTCTCTTTAGAATTGCAGTAAATTTTTTTACACAATCCGCAAAGAAAGCAGCTGCTTTTTCTGGTAAACTGAGAATGTATCTAATCATTGCAGTCACTTTTCTAGCAACTTCTATCCAACCACTGATAGTTTTTTGTATTTCATCCACCACTCTTTTAAACTCTTTTAAAAAAGCAGTAACTTTTCTAACTGTGTCTACAATTACTTTTGAAAATCCAGTTGCATCAAGACAAGTGAGCCCAATGGCAGCATTGATAAGTTTTCTAATTATATCAAACGCTGGACCAAAAAGAGTTTTTATGGCAACAACCGTTTGGTCGACTTCATATGAAATATCACAAACGTGTGCTCTACCTCTATTTGAAGTATCTATTGCGGTAAATTGCACAATCTCTCTTGCTAAAGGAGGCAAAGAAGGTTCTCCTGGCCGGTCAGAAAATCCAAGCTGGCCAGCAGGCATTTTTGGTGCACCAACTGGTTGTTTTACAAGAACTGTGTTAATTCCTGGAAGAACATGAGTTACAATTGGAAATTGAGCGTCAGTTCCATCAAGAAAAAAACCAATAACCCAATCTCCAATCTTTGGTGCATGAGTTGTTGCTGACCCATTAACAGGCACAGCAACTTGAGCCCATGGTAAATCTTCCGTTGGTAAAATTGTTTTATCAAGATTGTGAAATCCGTTAATTCGAACCCGAAGCCTTCCACTCTTTAAAGGATCAGCATAACTTTCAATAACAGCTGTCCAATTATTTGGATTTGGTGAATCTAATCCATACATTTTTAATAACTCCCTAAAATTTGTGTTAATTCTCTATTAGCCGCAACAATTGGTTTGGCAGAAGAATCTGTTACAACCTCTACAATAGTTTCAAACATCTTGTATTTTATAATATGCCTTGTTGAAAGAATAGCATATTTTCCTTTCAATGTTACATCAGAGTTGTCTGCACCCCTAGTGTTAAAAGATCGTTTTGGAACATCCAAATTAATAGTTTTACCTGGAGATATCAAAAAGTTTCCAGGTAAAGCTAACTTCAATCTTTGAGCTGTAAAATTTTGAAATATTGCTTTTCTAGCATATGAGTACTTCTGTGGAACATCATCAGTAGTTAAAGATCCTGGCTCTCCGTTTTTAATCCATTGAGATTGATTTCTTGATCCAGTTGTTAAATGATAAACTACTCTAGACTGATCCATTTGAGAGTTTGTTTTATTTAATTTATTCGTATCAATTGGCAAATTAGGATTTCTGTTAGCGTGACTTGTTGATCCATACGAAATATTAAAAGTTTTCTTTTCAGGTATTATTTGCCTAGTTAATGGATCTATTCCAACATATGTTCCAGCAAAAACACCAGCTTGAGTATTCTTAATAAAATCAAATTGACTTATAACTTCCATAGCTCTAGCACCAAGCAATTCAGCCTTTAAGTTTTGATCACCATTCTCATCACTTAAATTTTTAACATCAAAGTTTACAGAAAAGATAGGTTCTTGTTGCATAATTTTTGACAAGGTTGTAAAATTATAACCACCATTGTTTTCAAAAAACAAAAATGTTGGTTGCCCTTTTGAATCAATTGCTCTCTTTGAACACCAATTTATAGCATCAAAAGGTTTTAACGTGGGTATAATTACATCAATTGCGCCTACTGATTTTTCAAAATTTCTCTCTTTAAAATTGTTTCCAGAAACTTTTAATTTATTGACTAGTATTTTTTTAACTATATCGGTATAAGTCCCCTTATAACACTCTGACAATGTTTGTTGTTCAGACAAAACAATTTCTTCAGAAGCAAATTTTAAAACATAAACCTCACTTGTTTGATTCTTATTTTTTCTATCCGATTGTTTATAAATTCTAAAGGCTCGTTTAATATTACCAAAACCAGCACCTTTATCTATATCAATCAAAAGTAATTCTGATCCATCAATTAACAATTGAGAAGACAAACCTATGGCATCACTAATGATAATATCACCAGAAATGCAGGGAGCTAACATACTTTCATATATGTTAATTTCTTCAAACATTTGGCGTATATCTATTTTGCCACCTTTTGTAACTAAAGTTAATTCATTAATTCTATAGTCTGTGGATTGTCTTAAATTAAAATCACTCATAGAGTGTCACCCATTATTCTTTTAAATTCTTCATCAACATCTTTTGAAAATTCAGGTTTTAAAATTATTATTTCTCTTTTATTTTCATTTAATTGAGTTTCATAATCATAATAGTTTTCTGTTTCTTTTGACACCACAACTCTCAAAGGTGTTCCATCTGTTAAGGTATAGTTTGTTGTTGATATGACAACATTGTTGTAAGTATTTGCATCAACTGTAATTGTACTTTTTTTAAACAAGCCATTTGAAAGATCAGTTCTCGTTTCAATTTTGTAATAAGCTTGAATATTATTTTTTGCCCAAGTTGTGCCACTAACCTCTGTGTTCGCTGTATCTGAAAAACTTGGTGATGAATATTTCGATTCAATAAATTTAGCTATTGATCTTTGCGAAAGGGGCCATTCATAAATTGGGTCTACAATGTCATTCATTGTTAAAATTATCCAATGTTTTTCAGAAGAACCGTAAATTTTAAATGCCAAATTTTCTGGCGTATCACCATCTTTTACTTTATATTTGTAATACGCAGCTGAGTTTTTTTTCAAATCATTACTAAAATTATATCTAGCTGTAATATTAGTTATAATATCTAGTGATGTTGAATCTTTATTTTTATAATATGCTGTTTTTGGAAAAAAATTAAAATAGTTTGCCATATCATGCACCTCCTATAGTGCCGCCACTGCCAGTATCATCTATACCAGTTGTGTCTTCTGTGCCCCAACTACCATTGGCCAAATCAAATTCTGTATCTGACGTAGCTGTATTTTCAAGCCCAATGCTGAGATCATCTATATCTGAGGCTACGGTAAAACCTGCAGAATCTACTTGAGTGGTACTTACTGAATTTCCTTGACTTACACTATCAGTAGATCCGCCACCAGTACTTCCAAATGGACTATTGTATTTTCCTTCTCTTTCACCCTTCAAGAATTGTTTAGTAATAATTCGAGTTTCTTTGAATGATAGATCCATACGAATAGCAACAGGCATGCCGGTTCCACCTCGTTCTGGTTTATTTGCACTCAGTAATGTTTCATATGAAGCAAATCCACTAGGTGCATAGTCAACACTTATACTTGTTAAAACGCAAGGAGCTACCTTTGGTATGTTAGGATTTATTCCTCCATTATATCGAAATTCAATTTCAAATTCTGATGGAGGAACCAAATATCTTCCAAAAGACGAAGATAAAATTTCTGGCGCTTGATGAAATGTAAATGAATCAATAATGTCTAAAATTTCTATAGCTTCTTTTTTGCTTCTTGGATAAAACATAAAAGAAAACCTAAAGCTTCTAAAATCTGTTCCTTCATATATTAATTCTAGTTGAGGATTTATAGCTAAAGCACCACCTGTAACAGCACTTAAAGCACTAAACAAAACTTTACTACCTGGAAGTCCAGCCTCTCTAGCAAGTTCAGCTGCAAACGGAGCAGCATTTTTTGCCGCAGAAGAAATACTTCCTGTTTTTCTATATGCATCATAAGTTGAAGCGCCAGCTTGTGCAGCCAATCCTAATTTTCCTAAATCTTGAGTAACACTCAAATTACTATAAGATTGTTGATAGTCAAAGGCCAAAGTATCTGGCATATACAAAGCAATTGTATCATTTGTTTTTGTTATAGTTCTGAAAAAATTACCTTTTGCTAATAGATTTTGGTCTGAACCAGGTGTAGATGATTGAATCGTATTGAAAATATCTCTACCAAATTGTGTGACCCTTTTTCCTATTGTATCATCAAATGTGCCGCCAAATGTTGGATCAAACACACTTTCTTGAACATCTTGTCTAGGATCAAATACGTTTTCAGTAACTTCTTGTCTTGAGTCAAATACGTTTTCTGATATGTTTGTTTGGCTAGTTTGGCCAACCTGAGTTCTGTTTTGTGTGAATATATAGAACATTATATAATGTCCTTTATCAGTCGAGCCAAGGTCTATTGGATATCTTTTATTATTTAAATTGAAATCAGTTAAGTTGGATCCCCTATTATCCGAAGGAAGAAATTTTATGTCTGTTAGTGAAAAAAGTGCCATTTTATGCCTTTTGGTTGCCTAGATACTATTTATGTCATATAAAGGAACTTTTTTACCAAAGAACCCATCCAAGTACAACGGAAATTCAAAAAATATCATATATCGTTCCAACTGGGAATTAAGGGTTATGAAGTATTTTGACGACCATCCGAATGTTATTTGGTGGGCATCCGAAGAGCTAACGATACCATACGTGTCTCCCATAGACAACAAAACGCACAGATACTTTCCAGACTTCATTGTAAAGATGCGTTTAAAAGATGGTAAGGTCACCACTTATATATTAGAGGTGAAACCATTGGCTCAAACCAAGATGCCTGTGCAGAAACGCAAGACCAAAAGATTCATCCAAGAGGCTGCAACATATGCAGTCAATCAAGAAAAATGGCGTGCTGCAGACCTGTTCTGTAGAGAACACGGGTGGCAGTTTAAAATCATCACAGAAAAAGAACTTGGTCTTTGACATAAATAGAACATGGCGTATCTAATAGACAGAATAAATCAATCGTTAAGAAAACAAGGTTTGACTCCAAGAACAAACCAAGCACGGGCATGGCTACAATCTAAGGTAACTCAGTTGAAACCAAGTCGCCAGGCGTTACTACAGGATAGGATCCGTCTACGTGATTCGACCATAATCGGCAAGATGTATTTTTACTTTTATGATCCCAAGACAAAAGGTTCGATGCCATACTACGACCGGTTCCCATTGGTACTACCAATAGAACAATACAATGATGGTTTTTTAGGGTTGAATTTACATTACATTCACCCAAAGCAACGAATTATTTTATTGGATAAGTTAAGTGATTATGCAAATAATACTAAATTCGATAAGACTACAAAGTTAAGATTGAGTTATGCCGCTTTGGCTTCCGCTTCAAAGATATTCGAAGCACAGCCATGTATTAAACGATATCTCTTTAGTCAAGTGCAATCAAGGTTTTTAGAAATATCTGCTGACGAATGGGACATAGCTGCGTTACTACCGATGGAAAGTTTTGTTGGTGCATCAGCAGGTAAAGTTCATGCCGAATCCGAGGAACAATTTTAATGTCATTTTCACCACAATTATTTCTATCAAACATTAAAGCAAAAGATGGACTGGCCAGACCAAGTCGATATGAAGTCATTCTTCCTATTCCAACTTACATCAATGAATTTATTGAAACTTCTGCTTTAGAAAAGTTTTTTAATATACCAAATAATATCATTGCGGATATTACAGCTGATATTAATAGTATTACTGGCGGTGGAAGAGAAGAAACTAGAACTTCCAATCCAGCCATTTCCAGATATTTGGCACTACAATGTGAGTCGGCTGAATTGCCTGGTAAAACATTACTAACACAAGATGCTAAAATATATGGTCCTGGTTTTAAAGTACCATATCAAACACAATATTCGGAAACAACATTGACATTTGTGTGTACAAATGAATTCTATGAGCGTAAATTGTTTGAGCGTTGGATGGAAGCAATTATGCCAACAGATACAAACAATTTACGTTATGCAAAAGATGAAAAAACAAGATACATGACAAATATTCAAATTGTCCAGTATGATGATTTTATTAAAAAGATATTTGTCATAGAATTAAGAGATGCTTTTCCAGTCTCAATCGCATCTCAACCTTTATCTTGGAGTGAAGAAGGTTTTCACCGAGTATCTGTACAATTTACTTTCCAAAAATACCGTGTGGTATATTCTGGAAGTTACGACATTGCTGCGGCAGCTGCTGCTTTGTTTGGAGTTAAAGCTGCCAAATTCTTTGACAAGGCAGGACAATCTATTAGTAATTCTATAGTTGCTCCACTTGCAGGAACAATTTTTTAATTATAACATGAGGATATAAAATGGCGTTACCAAAAATTGATGTGCCAACGTATGAGACAACTTTGATTTCATCCGGCAAGAAAGTAAAATACAGACCGTTTCTTGTAAAAGAACAAAAACTGTTTCTAATGGCTTCACAGTCAACTGATGAAAAAGAAACAGTTGATGTGGTTAAACAAGTATTGAATAATTGTATTCTGTCAGATATTAATGTTGATGATTTGCCAACATTTGACCTTGAGCATTTATTCATGCAGCTTCGTGCTAGGTCTGTTGGTGAAGTTGTAAATTTAAAATACAACTGTAACAACACCGTTAAGGATGATAAAGGTGAAGACAAAGTTTGTGGTGGTTTAGTTAAATTTGATTTAAATATTTTAGATATCAAACCAACTATTGATCCAGGCCACAACAGTAAGATTGAAATTACTGACAAGTTGGGTATTGTAATGAAGTATCCAACTTTGGGAATGGTAAAGAACTTTGATAATTTGCAGAATGAATCTATCGATACCATTATGGATGTTATTGTCAGTTGTATTGATTTCATTTATGATGATGAACAAATGTATTATGCCAAAGATTCTACAAAAGAAGAATTGATGGAGTTTGTAGACAACTTACAACAAGACGACCTCGAAAAGATTCAAAAGTTTTTTACCACTATGCCAAAGATTTCAAAGTCTTTGGATTTTAAATGTGGTAAGTGTGGTTACGAAGAAAAGATTGTCGTAGAGGGCATTCAAAATTTTTTCGTATAATATTTGGTTATGATAACTTAGGTAATTACTTTCAAACTAACTTTGCTTTAATGCAACATCACAAGTATAGTTTGACTGAATTGGATAATATGATACCTTGGGAAAGACAAGTTTACATTGATAT